ACTTATACATTATTACATTATCGCATTATCGCATTATCGCACTATCTAGAATGACATCATCATTTACTGTTTTAAAAAAATTAAAAGATTTTGATAAGCAAATTTTATTTGAATTCAAGGAAAAAACAATTATTACAGATTTATATCAATATTATTTTTATAATGGATTTCATAATATATTAACTGAAAAACTAATTCGCTTATTAATAAGTTATTTATTAATCTTTATAATAAATTTAATTATTAATTGTATTGATTATAAAGCTTTAATAACGATTTCTAAAAATAATTATGATATTACACAATCTATTCAACAAAACAAATCTAGCCAATCTAGCCAATCTAGCCATATATATATTTACAAAGAAACAAGAAGCATTTATAACTATATTGATTTATCTAATTGGTTTCCTACTAATCCTTATCTGGTAATATGTTTTGTTTTGTATTGTATTTATTTATTTTCTATAACTATTAATTTTGTGGGAAGTATTAGAAAGTTTTGGAAAATAAGAAAAATTTATAATAGATATTTGAATATTAATGATTATAGATTAAAATTTATAACTTGGGATGAAATAATTTCTAAAATAACTGAAAGACTAAAACCAAATGATATTCTAGATACAACTAATATCAATATTTATACAATAAATAATAAAATTTGCCAACAAAGTAATATAATTATTGCCTTATTACGTAGTAATATAATTTACCTACCTAAATTATCTAAGTTTTTAGAATGGAATTTTATTTTCTGCATAATTGACCCAATGACAATATGTATTACATCCCCCACAGATAATCACAATACTAATCAAAATACATATCCAAATAATAATCAAAATCGAAATCGAAATACAAATTATTCTAGTCAATGTGAAAATTTATTAGATAATATAAATGAACTAAATAATAAAAATATTTATGAACAATACAAAGAACCTTTACTCGCAGATACAAATAATGACACTAGTGAAATTAATGAAATTGAAAATCCTCATCTAGATTATAATTTAGAAAATATATCTCTTTCTAGCACACCATCTACACCAAATACATTTAATACACAATCACCAACACAATCACCAAACCAATCAACTAACATAAATATACATATTAATTCCGAATCCAAATATGTTTCAAATTCTTTACTCAGGGAAAACAAGTTCGATAATGCATTATATAATACTTTTCTAAATCAATCAGTTTGTAATATTGAAACTGTACAATTTAATGAATACATTAAAAAAGTTAATTATCGTATTAATCTTACTCTAGCAATCAATATAATTGCAATGCCATTTACAATATTAATACTTTTCGTATATCTAATTATAAAATATGGTGAAAAAATGTATATTAATCCCGCATTCTTATTCCAACGCCAAATAAATATAAAAACCCGATGGAAATTGCGTTATTATAATGAATTACCTAATTTATTTAAGGATAGATTATTTCGAATAGAACGTAATATGGATAAGATAATTAATTCTTATTATTCTCCAACACAGCAAATTATATATAGATTTCTAATTTTTACAATAGGAAGTATATTTATTATTTTATTAGTATTAAGTTTTATTGCTAATGAATCTTTTTCTGAATTAGAAATATTTAGCGGGCATAATATAATATGGTTTCTTGGTATTAGTGGCACTTTATTGATTATTTTAAATAAATGTATTTCTAGTAATGATAAACAAATGACAAGAATGGAAAAAATAACTGCATTCGAAGAATTGCGAGAAGATTTAGTTACAATTAATCCTAAGATTTTAAAGTCAGAAGACCGCGAATACCTTGTTAATCTAGTTAGAAAAATTTATCAATCTAGATTAACTAATATATGTTATGAAATTTGGTATTTGTTTATATCTCCTTATTATCTTTGGAAATGGAAGCAAAATGTTGCCATAAATTGTAATAAGATTTTAGAATTAATTGAAAATCATTATACTTTAGGTAATGTTTGTAAATATAGTATATTCACAAATATTGAAAACATTGAAAATAATCCACATATGTTATTATCTTTAAAGGAATTTCATAATAATCATAATTGGGATTTACATAACCTAATAAATTGTAATTTCAATACATCGAACTCAGTTCTTTTACAATCTAGAATATTTTAATAGAATATTCTAAATATTTACATTATATTTACATTATATTTACATTATATTTAAATTAAATAATGGCAAAAATAGAATATCTATATAAAATTGATTTTTTTTTGTAGTAATAGGTATATTAGTATCTAGAAATAGATACAAAACAAATCCATAAGTATTTATCGTTAAGATTATATTACTTTTGATACTATGGTAAAAATCCTACTAAATTAGCTTTCCAAACTGGAAGTTAATGATACATTGGATTTTCTTGAGAACAAACACTGATTTTATGATGTGTTAAGTGGGGCAGAAATTATTATAAGCCATTATAGGCTTTCAAATAACTTTCTAGCAATCATCCATGTATCTTCTCGCAATTAAATATTTTTTTTATATATTTAATGTTTTTATTTAATGTTTTTATTTAATGTTTTTATTTTTTTGGTAAAATATAGCAAAAACTGCAAAAAATTGATTTATATTTAGAACTAAATTGAATTAGCTATCGATAATAATTTATTATATCTTTAGCAAAAATAAAATAAAACAAAAATATTTACATCAATACAAAATTTGATAAATAACTTATGTATTTTTACATAATACTAAAGAGTACTTCACCAGTTGAGGCTGATACTGGTATTTGTAAAAATATAAGAAAAAGAACTTAAATAAACAAAATAATTTATTTCATAGATTACTTCTGGAAAAAAATAATTTTCAAATGATGGAAATTAAATCTGATAAACCTAATATAATATATACCATCAGCATCAACACATTGATGCATCAACTGATATATTGGTTGTAAAATCAATTAATTTATTTGAAAAATTAAAAAATAATTTTAATCATTAAGTTCATAAATTCTTTCTAATCTGTTCTAGACATATCTATTACTTGTTAGTTATAAATTATTGAAATATTATTTTTTTACCACAACACTTAAATACTTAGGAATACTTATAGGAATACTTATAGGAATAACGCAATAATCTAATGTAATAATGGAATGCAATAATACTATGCAAATAAAACAAAAAAAACAAAAAATATGCATTATGCAAGTAATACAATAGTAGCAATAATCATACATATAATTACACCAACAATTATCCAATCCCAAGTTTTTGGTTGATGTAAATAATACTTAATACTACAGCATAAACCTTGCATATCTTTTGGATTTACATTTTCATGACTATCATTACAAGAATCTAATAATGATTGTGTTTCTTCTAGCATATTGCCCTATCTTTTACACCCTCAATCTCTTATAATACTTATTGTATTAATTTTCTTAATTATCAATATATATTTTTGTTTATATTTTTTTATATTACTTTTTCTTTGTAAATTAAGATACAAGATAAAAACACAAATAAAAAGAAAATATTTTATAACTATCCAATAAAATCTATGACTTTCTGAAAGCCCCCTGCACGCAGAAAAGGGCTTTACTTCTAAGTCATTAATAAATTAATGACTTTCTGAAAAGCAATTGTTCTCGGATTGAATTTTTCTTTTTCATCTATAGACATTTCCGCATTAGTTATAAATGAGCCATTTGGTCTAAAAATTGGGTCATATCCAAAACCATTTGTTCCTCTAGGTTCAATTATTACACCTTCTATAAAACCTTCAAATACTCTCGCCGACAATACATTATCCTCTACAATATCATCATCTAAATCATTCAAATATCTACAAATTCCTAAAGTAACATATGACGTGGCATTAGAACCCCAATTCGCGTGCGATATACTACTTATTGGCAAACTTTGCAAATAATATTTAATAAACGTTCCAGGGAATCCACCCATTTTTGCAATATTTAGTGAAGTATCCTCAACCATTATCCAAGTGCCTTCATTACTATATAAAATATTTTGATTATGTGATTGATTATGTGATTGATTATATGATTGATTATGTGATTGATGATTTATTAATGATTTTATGGTTGAATATGCATCTTGTAATTTTCTAATTATAATTTGGCTTCTATCTAGACTTTGTATTTCTTGTATTTCCAATTCTGGTTTAATCATTTGTATTGATATATTTGAATTATTTATGTTATTGATATTCTTCAGAGAATTTTCAATTTCCTTATATTTTGATACATTTTCAGATACAAATAAAATATGTTTCATTCTAGAAAGTAATTAAATATTGTCTATGTAATTTAATATAATTTAATATATTTTTTTTACAATGTCTTTAAATGATAATAAATTGATAATTTATTTTTTATGCATTTTGTATGTTATTAAAATAGTTAAAAATAGGAAAAAATAATATTAAACCAACAAAATTTGATTTTTGTTCTTCTAGAATGATATGATTATTTCAAACCAAGAAAACAAAAAAGATACCCGTGGGTAATCATTGATAAAAGCATTTTGCATTCAAAAATGATTACTGAATTCTTGCTTTTTCTTAGTTCGATGCTAGCTATTACGTGGAGTCTTATATTTTTAATTACCGGAATAATTGGCATTTCCATTTACAAAGTTTCTGGGCAAAAAATGCAATCATTTATGAAAAATGTAAAATTTGCCTCTATCTGGAATAATGATGAACCCGAAGGCTGGATAATTGGCAAATGGTATATTGGTTATGTTTTAAAATCTCAAGGTTCCCGTGGTGATACCTCAATGGAATTATTTATCCTTTGCCGTAAAAAATACTACAATGTCAATATTTCTAAAACAGACGTTGAAGAATCTGACAACACTTACGACAATTCAAACGGCACCCAAAGACAAAAGGCGAAGAACATAACATTCTACGAACGTGAAGGTAATGCTTACTGGAATCTAATTTATATCCAACGTCAAATTGCATGTACTGCTTTGATTCCTCGAGATTATCAACAGTCTATCATTGAGAAAATTCATCAGGATTATAAAGAACGTTCTTATTCGGTAGTGCTACTTCACGGAGAACCTGGAAAAGGTAAATCAATGATTCCATATTTTCTGGCTAAATATATGTTGCAACAAGAATACAAGAAAATTTCACTTGTAGATACATTTAATCCTTCTCAACCGGGGGATAAGTTTAGCACATTATATACCAAGGTTTTTCCGTCAAAAGACAGTCCATTGATAGTAGTAATTGAAGAAATCGATATTATGATGGCAAAGATACATACTGATACTATTGTCCAGCATCGTGATATTGCAACTTTGATTACCAATAAGATTGATTGGAATATGTTCCTAGATAGATTTGACCGTGGTTTATATCCGCACGTAATTTTCATTATGACTACGAATAAATCAGATAAATACTTTGATGAACTCGATGTTAGTTATATGCGAGAGAATCGGGTCAATATTAAATTGGGGGTCTAAGCCCCAGGGGGTCTAAGCCCCCAATACCCAGGGGGTCTAAGCCCCCAATACCCCCTTATTGGCTTGCAGCCAAACCGCTTAACTCACGCAAGCGTGAGTATTATTTGATTATTTTTATGTCTTCCAGATAAATTTTTATTATTGTATATTATTTTATTTTTGTTATATTGTTATCTAGCACTGATTATTTTTATGTCTTCAAGATAATTATTTATTATTGTTGTAAATTGTTTTTATTTCTTTGTTATATTGTTATCTAGCACTGATTATTTTTATGTCTTCAAGATAATTATTTATTATTGTTGTAAATTGTTTTTATTTCTTTGTTATATTGTTATCTAGCACTGATTATTTTTATGTCTTCCAGATAAGTTTTTATTATTGTATATTATTTTATTTTTTTTATATTGTTATCTAGCACTGATTATTGTTATGTCTTCCAGATAAATTTTTATTATTGTATATTATTTTATTTTTGTTATATTGTTATCTAGCACTGATTATTGTTATGTCTTCCAGATAAATTTTTATTATTGTATATTATTGTATATTATTGTATATTATTGTATATCTTATTTTATTTTTAGAAAAACTTTATATAAACAATAACAACCGATATAACATCAAAAATATCAACACTATCCTATATTGTATTATCCTATATCGTGTTATATCGTGTTATAGTATGAATTTACCAACACAGACATTATTATTAGAAAAAGAAACAAATTTGGTTATAGATTTGTATCAATATTATTTTAATGATGGCTTCCAATCTATTATAACTGAAAAAATTACACGATTATTAATTAGCTATTTTATGATATTTCTGTATAATTTTCTAATTAATTGTATTGATTATCATAATATATTATATTTATCATCATCAGCTTTTACAATAACTACTACGAATACGTTTACTAATACATCGACCATAAATTATATACGTGATAACAAATCAATTTTTGATTTTATTAATATGTCGAATTGGTTATCATTAAATCCTTATTTGCTAATATGTTTTTGCATATACTGTTTTTATCTGTTATTTCTCAGTATGAATGTAATAAATACAATTAAAAAATTTTCAAAAATAAGGGAAATTTATAGAAAATATCTTCAAATAAATGATTATCGAATTAAATTTATTACGTGGGATGATATAGTTAATATATTTATAACTAGATGTATATAATGATATATTAGATTTGACCAATATTAATATATATACTGTAAATAATAAGATTTGTCATCAAAGTAATATAATTATTTCTCTTATTCGAAATGGTTATATCACGCTTCCAAAATATTCTAAATTTTTGGAATGGAATTATATATTTTGTATAATTGATCCAATTATAACAACAAATACGACTAATTCAAATAATATATCTTCTTCTAGAAATGTTAATTATAATTTAATTGAATCTGACACTATAGAGGATATTCAATATTATAATAATAAGCGAATATACAAACTTTATGAAAAACAACTTCTATCTAGAGAGATTGATGATTTAGAAACTAATATAATATCAGTAGAAGAAAGTACAAATCCACTTATATCAGAAAGTGAATTATCTTCACCAATACCACATTTTGATAATGTACTATATAATACATTATTACCTAACACTGACGTATTACCTAATAAGGTATTACCTAACACTGACGTATTACCTAATAAGGTATTACCTAACACTGACGTATTACCTAATAAGGTATTACAAATAAATTATAAATTAACAAATTCAGCGTTATTACAATCCATTATCACTTAATTTACCAATAAATAGACTAATAAAACACACTAATAAATAGTAAAATATGAAAAAATAACTAAAATTGATTAATTTTAAAAGATATACAAAAATTGCTTTGTAGTTTTGTTTTGAACTCATAGTAATCTTTTCCAAATTTCTAGATGAAATGATAAAGAAAGATTAAGAAGTGTTACTAGCTGATAATTGCTAGTATATCAGAGCAGTTAATGTATAATCTTTATCATATAACCGGGTTATTATGTGATATTTGGGATTATACATTATCTAGCATTTATCTGACTACACTTCAGTAAAACAACATGTGCGTGGATAGGAAACTTGATACACACATTTTTTTATTTTTTTATTTTTATT